GCTTGCGTTCCGCATGGCTTTGTGCCCGCCCGGCGCGCCTCTGGCAAGTCCTTTGTCGCCCGCCGCGGCTCTGCTGCCATGTTACTTCCCAGCTTCGAACCCGCCAAGCGGGTTTCAGGTACTCCAGAGGAACAGGCGCGGATTGACGCATTAGCAAGCGCTGTCGGAAAAGCACGGCTCGGCGAGTTTCAAGCTGAGCAGGGCCTGCGCATGGCGCGAATCCGCCGCGATTGGCGCGACGTGGTCTTCGACGAAGATGCGAGCGTGTTCAATCCCGACAAGAAGGATGGAAGCAAGGTGCTTGGAGACTTGGAAGGTGCAACAGTTTCATATTCCCACGATGGAAAGGCCAAGTCCGACACATGGAGCGCCCATGGAGCGATTATCCTTCCATACACGCTTGCCTGGCTCAAGGGATCATCATTCTCGTTGCGCCGGTTTGCCGTCGCTCCAAGCATCACCTATGATCGCGTGACAACAAATGGCAAACCCACAGATGAAACGGATTCCCTTCTGTATCGTTTGGGGTTTTATATGGACTTTTGGGGTTCGGATCGGAAATTCACGCCAGCCTTCAATTATGGTCTCCAGATCCGTGCCGCGGGTGTTTATGCGACAGATCATGACCATCGTGCTGGTCTTGCTGGTTTTGAGATGGATTTCGAACCTCGTTTTCGTTCGGGTTCTCAAGGAATCCTCGGCTACCGCACTGTCCTAATAAAAAAGATCCCCGCGCAGGCCGACAAGAGTGACAACTCCATCATCGAGATGCAGCTCCGCGCTTGGCTCCATATGGAAGGCGGCGATATTCAGGATACGGGGAAAGCCTGGACGGGCACCAAAGGTTCGTTCTTCCGGATGGGGCCGACTGTGCAACTGCAGCTCGCCATGCCATCCCTGCCGGGAGGTCGGGAACTCTCGCTGACCACCGTTTATAGTTATCTTGCTGCAATCTCCGGTTCGAACAGCCATCCCTCCTATTTCCGTTCGACGCTCTCATACGACCTTTTCAAGGACAAGGAACTGAATCAGAAGGTAGCCATCAATGCCAGCTACGAATGGGGCGGCTTGAATTTCACCAAACAGCAAGTGGATACCTTTACGATCGGCTTCGGTGTGCTGTTCTGAGCGGGCGTTCTCGCGGGCGCTCCCAGCGATTGGACTTAGGGACTTGGAAAGACAGGGCAACGGCTCACTCAGTAGGCGTTTGTTCACCCGTCGATGATGTCATCAAACAACCCGGGCTGAAACGGTTCAAGTGCCGCCTGCTCATCGCGGAAAAACTCCGCCTTGCTCTTGCCCATCTTACGGCCCTTCTGCGTGTGGCAGTCGAAGGCGTAGTCGGGGATTTTCTCGCGCCCGGCTTTCTCTAAATCGGCGGCGAGCTTGTCAGCGTCGAGGCCCGCACACTGGTCATACACGAAGTTTTGCAGGTGGTCGGCGTCCCGGTTCTTTTTCGCCGCGCAGAGAAGGATCACGGCCTTGCTGATGAAGATTCGGCCCTTGGCCTGCTTTGCCGGCACGTTGGCGTTCACAAGGGTGTAGCCATCATGGAGTGCCTTTACTTCCTGAGTAAGAATCCCCCAGCAGTCTTCGGCGCTCACGGTGAGCAGCCGCTTCCAGACATAGTTGCCGTAGCCGCTGGCCCAGAGTTCCAGAGACCAATAACCCGCAAGGCGAGTGTCTCCACGGCGGATAGCCTTCTGCATCGCCGAGGAAACCTCGCCAAACTCATAGCCTCGTTTAGTTAGAAATCGCATGTCTTGATGTTCGTTCGCCGAGCACGTTGGGCCAAAAAGAAAGGAGGGTGTTGAGGGGTGCTTCGAGCGGTCGCGCGTAGGTGATGTGGGCATGGCCTTTCCCTCGTCGCACGAGCCTCGCGTTGTCCATCGCTGAGCCGCACCATTTGCATCGTAACTGTCCGGCTACGCATCGAGGGAGAAGGATTGCCGGCGGGGCGCATCAATCGCGGTCTTGTCCTGACTTTGATAGCTCTCGAACCGGATGTGGGCTTTCCACTTCCGCTTGAGGTAACGCTTTTCGGCGGCGATGCGCTCGGCGGAACGGAAGATCGAATTGCCACCCAGGTTTTTGTCCCGCTCCTGCACGAAACAGAATCGGGCCTCATTCCAGACCAGGCGATTGACCATCAGTTCTTCGAGCGTGGCGTCGATGTCACACTTGCACTTGAGCAGCTCGTCCCACTTCGGCACGCCGCCGTTCACATCGCGCACGACGCCCACGGCGCCGCCGACCCAATGGTGGACGCCAAACGGATCGTTGCGCTGGAGCAGGCGCGGATCGCTGCGCTGGTGCCAGCCGAACAGCCGAGCCCCGGCGCCGCGTGCGCAGTAAGCCGAGTTCTCCAGCATCGCCAGCGTCTCGTCGGTCGAGAGCTTGCGGCAGCGCAGCGACACCATGCAGACGCAGGCGGTGATGTCGTCGTCGAGCATCACGGTGGAGTCCTCGGTGAAGCGCCGCAGAATCCAGTTCCGCACGGCGCTCACGCCCGTCACATCGTCGGGAATCGTGACCTTCTCCAGCGCGATGTGTGCGTAATCAGCCAGCTCGCTTTCGGGAACCACGAGCGTCGCGCTCGGGAACAGGCGGTGACTGTTGATCGTTCGCGGGCGGCTCCGCGACATGATCACCAGGCGCAGGCTCAGCGGGGCCAGTTCCGGCCAGTCCTTCGGGGAGAGCAGGTTGATTTCCGCCGGCGGACGCGCGGCGGGCGAGTTCGAGGATTCGTTTTCCATGAAGCACACGGCCAATGCCGATTTTTTTGGTTTTGCGGGTGATTGAGAAATCCACTTCGCGGACGCCGAGGAGCTGGAGCGCGAGCATCCAGTCGCGAAGGTCGTGAAACATGAACACGAGATAGTCGTGGTGCTCGAACGCCTGAATCTCCATGCGAGGCACCGTCTCCACGTCGTCCTCCGGCTTCTCATCGTAGAGACGCGCAATCTCGTCTTCCATGAAGCCGGTGAGTTCCACGTCGAACGACGGATCACTCGCGCGGATGCTTTCGATGACGCGCTTCAAATCGTCCTCGTCCAGCTCGGCGAGTTCCGAGAGGCGGTTATCGGCGAGCAGATCGGCGAGTTCCTCCGCGTCGCTCGCGTAGTCCTGATAGTCCACGGGCACCTTCTCCGCGCTCATCAGCAGTGCGGCTTCCAGACGCCCGTGGCCGCGGACAATCAACCCGCTGCGTTTGCTGACGGTGATCGGCCCGCGCCAGCCCTGCTCCTGAATGATGGAGGCTAGAAGCTGAATCTGATGCGCGCTATGCCGGTTCGGATTGACCGGATTCGGCTTGAGTGTCGCAGGATCGACGAGGGCGTTGTGCGCGCAATGGATCTTCACGACGCCCGCTGCTTGTCAAAGGACACGACCTTGACGCACCTCCGCAGCCTGCGGACAATCGCGCTGCATGACCCACCGAGATTTTGCCAAGACGCTCGTCACCTGGCGGGAACGAAACAACTACACCCAGCGCACCGCCGCTGAGATGCTCGGAGTCTCCAAACGCTCGCTAGAAAACTGGGAGCAGGAGCGCGCGATGCCGCAAGGGTTCGGATTGAAGGCAATGCTCAGGCTCATCGAAGGGCCGACAAAGGCCACCGCGAAGCCGCAGCGACGGAGAAGCCGGATCAAAACCCCATGAACGATTCTAGAAATCTTCTAACGCGGGCTTGGGACTCCCTTATGGACTCAAAGGGATGGGCGTATGTCGGCGACCGGCTTCCTGGCCCGCAGTCGGATGCCGACACGGTGCTCAACGTCCCCGGATACAGGCAAACTCAGTCTTACTCATGTGCGTTTGTTGCGGGCCTCATGGTTCTCCATACTTTTAAGCCGAAAGCGAGCATCGACATGTTTTGGCAGAAGGTGAGGCCGCGTGAGATTGACGGTGTAACAAACACCCGACTCATCCAGGCATTGCGGCAAAGCGGCCTTGGAGTGCGTGTGGTTAAGAAGCTAACCTACGCCACTTTTGCCTGTGCTATCGAACAGGGATTTCCGGCGATCACATTGGTAAAAACTCGGGAACGAGACACGGCACACTGGGTCGTGGTTTACGGTGTGGGCGAAAACCCCAAGCGCATTTTCGTGGCCGGAAACGGTATTCCGTTCCTAAGCAAGAAGGTGGTGCCGTGGAGTAGGTTTCGACACATGCTTGCCGCGGAGAAATTTGGGCTGCTTTGCTGGGGAAAATAATCGAGCAATAGCAGGGGTTCGTGTCGCCACGAACCGGCGACCGTTGACGCCCGCGAGGGCGCATGGACTCCATTCCGCCGGACGTTGCCAAAAAGCTGCTCAACCGCGATTTCGCCAATCTCGTCAAACGAGTGCAGGCGGGCGGGAAGATCAGCCGCACCGAGCGGGCGATGTTGCAGTCGATGGCCGCCGGCGCGGGCGGTGACGGCCCGGCGTTTGTGCGCAACTTCGTCGAGCTGGCGACGGCACTGAAGGTCACGCGCCAGACGATCAACGGCTGGAAGAAATTCGAGGACGCACCGAAGCCTGCATCCAACGGCTTTCACGACGTGGCGCAGTGGCGTGAGTTCATGCGCCAGCGCGGGCTCAAAGGCGGCGAGGAAACGCCCGACATCCAGCAGGCGCTCAAGGCGCGAAAACTTCTGGCCGAGGTCGAGGAGCGTGAGCTGCGGCTGGCGGTGAAGCGCGGTGAGTTCATCCCGGTCGAGCAGGTGCGTGCGGACTGGACGAATCTCGTCGGCCAGGCGACGGCGTTGCTGCGGCGCAAATTTGAAAACGAGCTGCCGCCGATCCTCTCCGGCCTCGACGCAACGGGCATCCAGGAGGAGTGCCGCAAAGCCATCGACGAAGTGCTTTCGGTGCTGCACGCCGGATGAACGCGAATCTCGTCAGCGTGTGGCGCGAGGCGTGGCGTCCGCCGGATCGTCGCCCGCCGTGGGCGTGGGCCGAACAGCACATCGGCTCGATTCCATACTCGCCGATTCCCGGCCGCTTTCGTTCGGACAACTCACCGCAGATCCGTGAGCCGCTCGAAGCCCTGATCGACCCGCGTGTCCGCCTAGTGTTCATTATCGCGGCGATTCAGTCTGGCAAGACGAGCGTGGGCGAGCTGGGCCTCTGCCACATCATCGCCAACCTCCCCGGCCCGACGCTCTGGCTCGACCAGACCGACGACGACGCCAAGGATCAGGCGGAATCTCGGCTGCACAAGCTCTTCGAGGACTGCGCCCCGGTGAAGGCGCTCTTTCCCACTGACCGGCACAAGAAGCGGAACACGACGATCCACTTTCGCAACGGCATGACGCTCTGGGTGCTCGGCGCGCACAACAAGACGAACCTCCAGCGGCGCTCGATCCGCTGGCTCATCGGCGACGAAACGTGGCGCTGGCCCGTGGGTCACATGGCCGAGGCCGAGGCGCGCGTCACGGCGTTCGGCTGGCTGGGCAAGTGCGTGTTCATGTCGCAGGGCGGCGAGGAGAACGACGACACGCACCGCAAATTCGAGACGACCGACATGCGGGAGTGGATGTTCCAGTGCCCGAAGTGCGGCGCACGGCAGCCGTGGACGTGGGATCAAATCGAGTGGTCGAAGTCGGCACGCGATGAAGCTGGCGAGTGGGACTACGCCGAGGTCCGGCGCACGGCAGCGATGCGGTGCGCGTCGTGCAATCACTACTTCGACGACAGCGACCGCACGCGGCGCGAGTTGAACGCAACCGGGCGTTTCGTCGTGCAGAACCCGCGCGCGGCCAAAGAGAACGTCGGCTTCCACTGGAACGCTCTCTGCACAATGAGCTGGGGCGCGCTCGCGGAGCTGTATCTGCGGGCGAAGGCCATCGTGCGACGTGGCGACATCACCGCGCTCAAGCAATTCTACCAAAAGCGGCTCGCGGTGCCGTGGCGCGAATATGCCGAGGACTACAAGCTCGAGATCACGCGCAGTGGCTACCACAAGGGCGAGCTTTGGGAGGATGAAGCGGGTGTGAACGCACGCGGCAAGCTCGTCGCCGCGCCGTTCGAGCCGGGCGACATTGCCGCACCACTCCGCGTCCTGACCGTGGACTGCCAGCTCGACCACCTGTTCGCCATCGTGCGCTCGTGGAGCGCGACTGGTTCCTCCCGCTTGGTCTGGAACGAGCGGCTGCTCACTTTCGAGGACGTGGAGGCGTTGCAGGCGCGGTTTGGCATCCACCCGAGCCTGGTCTTTCTCGATGCCGGCCACGCGACCTACGACGTTTATCGCGAGTGCGCCGACCGCGGCTGGGTCGCGCTGATGGGCGACCGGCGCGCGACCTTCGTTCACCGCACCAAGAGCGGAAAGAGCGTCCAGCGGTTCTATTCGCCGCGCCGCAAGGTCGTGCTCGGTCACACCCGGCATTGCTTCGTCCACTATTGGAGCAATCTGAACATCAAGGACACGCTCGCGCGGCTGCGGCGCAATCAAGACCCGGAGCGCGGTGCGACGTGGGAAGTGCCCGACGACATCGACGACGACTACCTCGCGCAAATGGAAAGCGAGCAGCGCGTGAAGGACGGCGGGAAATGGCTCTGGAAACAGGTCGGAAAACGTCCCAACCATTATCTCGACTGCGAGGCGATGCAGGCCGCCGCGGCGACCATGCTGAAACTCATCGGGCGCGAGGCCGTCGTGCCCGCAGAACCGGCGGGCGAGGACGCGGAAGTTGACGCGGCCGAGTCGGCATGAAGCAGCACTCTTTCTTTTATCCCCTCAAACTCATCCTCAGTTTCCTCGCCGTCGTTTTGATCGCTTGGATGTTCAGCGGTTGCGGCTCGCTTGTGCGGGTCGAGTATCAGAATCCGAAATACGGCGGCGGTTCTGTCGAGTTCACGCTGCCGAAGCAGGAGGGCTACGCGAAATGAGCCTCGATGCCACCATCCGCGCAGTGCAGGCAAAAATCGGTGTGACCGTGGACGGAAATCCCGGGCTGCAAACGTGGAATGCGATCTACCGCTCGATTGTCGGTGAGCCTCCCGTTCCGTCAGCTCCGACGTCGCTCGCCGATGAGCGCAGCGAGCGAACCATCGCCACGTTGCTCCCGCAGGTTCAGCCGCTCGCCCGCGCGCTCATCGAGAGCGCCGCTGCCATCGGCATCGCCATCAAGATTATCAGCGGCACTCGGACGTTCGCCGAGCAGGATGCGCTCTACGAACAAGGCCGCACGAAGGCCGGGCGCATCGTGACCAACGCGCGCGGCGGCTACTCGAATCACAATTTCGGCATCGCGTTCGACATCGGCGTATTCGAGGGCGGTCGTTACCTCGACGAATCCCCTGCCTACAAAGCCGTGGGCGCGCTCGGCATGAAGCTCGGCCTCGAATGGGGCGGCAACTGGAAGACGATCCAGGACGAGCCGCACTTCCAACTCCGGCCTGCATGGGCGCGCGAGATGAGTGAGCGCGACATGCTCGCGGAACTGCGTCGGCGCAACTCGCAAGGAGCTGCGGTGTTCGTGGCATAGTCAGCGGTCATAGACATATCTCGAAATATCCAAACTTTGTTGTTGACTACATTAAGCCGCAGGCATACTCACTGCTACCTTCATCACCAATGAACTCACTACGGACATATCCATTACATTCGCAAGCGACCGCGTGGTTGCGTTGCGTTGGTATGTCCCTGCGTATCGGAAAACCCGGTATGGGGCTCGGCACCGGCGCAAGAAATACGCAGCCGAGTTTCGCAGGCGAAGACCTCACCAAGGAGGCAAGCAGGTAGTTCACAATCCGACCATAGGTCACCGATTTTCGAGAACCCTGCTCGCCTGAAAAGCCAGCAGGGTTCTTCGTTTCCGGGTGATCCCCTCAATTTCCAAACCGCGGCTCGATGGCCGCTCAATCCAAAACAACCATACTGATCGACCAACACATTTGAACCACAACGTGGGCGATAAAAACCCCGCCGCCAGCGCAAACTGACGACGGGGCGGAATCGGTCACCAATCCAGATTAGTCCCTAGCGGAGACGCCTGTGAGTTAGTAACCGCACAAACGGTGGCAGCTCGCGGAGTAACTGTCAAGCCAGTCAATTTACAATGACTAGCTAGCGGATCTGTATTGTCTGATTCCTCGCCCCTGACTTTTCCAGTCCAGAGGCTTCGCATGACTTATAACTTAGTCATGCACCGGGAGGTGTGCCTGAAACACCGAAACAACCGCCGTGAAATCATCCTGCGGGTGCGAACTCAAATCCGAGTTGGCAGCGGTGTTTGTTCTTTTTGTCGTATGCGGCGCGGGTGCGCACAGTCGCAGCCCGCGCCGCTCATTTGCGGTCATCGTCCAAGAGCCAAGATTCCTGAACGCCATTCAGGGGATGCCGGTGCAAGTCCGGCTGACCGCTCCAATTTTCAAATTCAACAACACGGCGGGCGCCAGCTTGCGCAGCAGAGTCTCCAAAACTCCGCGGGCTCGGGGCAGCACCGAGACGCCGTGCCATTTTTCATCCGCGCGCAGCAACGAGAGTACGCGGATTCGATTGCAAGGGGGAAACCGCGGGGCGGGCGCTGACGATGCGTGGTTGCGTCCGCCCTGCGAACCTTCGTGCATTTTGCAGGGGAGCCAGATGGGACGGCGCCGGCCTCATAAGCCGAAAATGAGCGGGTTCGATTCCCGCCCCTGCGACCAATTTTCAAAACGGGCCGCTCGATCATTCAGGAGGTCACTCGCCTCGCAAGCGGGAGAGCACGGTGCAAAGCCGTGGCGGTCCACCATTTCAATTGCGGGAAGGTTGAGAACCCGAGAAGTCTCATAAGCTTCTTCATCGTGGTGCAACTCCACGTCCCGCAACCAACTTGATGCGGCGGTAGTTCGCTAAAGACGCGAGCCGGTCTGTAAAACCGGAGTCATCGACCGGTCGGGAGCATTACCCGGACGCCGCACCATTTCTGGCCTGTTAGCTCAGCGATGAAGAGCAGCCGCCTGTCGAGCGGAAGGTCGCGGGAGCAATGCCCGCACAGGCCGCCATTTCACACGACACGAATCGTGGCGCGCGCGAGGAAGACAGCAATCCGCCTCGCTTGGGCCGAGGAGACACTCGGGGCAGCACCGAGGCGCGCGACCATTTCATCAACGCTCCCGTGGCCGAGCAGACCACAGGCATCCGCCTTCTAAACGGAACGACGCAGGTGCAATTCCTGCCGGGAGCAATTCCTCTCAACGCACAGAGTGTGCGGCCCGCCTGTTAAGCGGTGTGAGCTTGGTGCGATGCCAAGGGGAGGAGCCATTTCACAACGGAGCGCGTCCGGCTGGCCGAGGACGCTGTCTTGAAAAAAGTCGCACCAGCAATGGTGTCCAAGGTTCGAGTCCTTGGCGCTCCGCTTTTCTCACGTCCCTGTAGCTCAATAGACTTAGAGCGATCCTCTCCTAAAGGATCAGATGCGAGTGCGACTCTCGCCAGGGACACTTACGCCCGCATGGTGCAATAGCAGCACGCTTGGTTCTCAACCAGGAAACCCCGGAGCATTACCGGGTGCGGGTGCCACTTTCATTCGCCCGATAGCTCAAAAGGAGAGCAGCCGGCCCACACCCGGCAGACCGAGGAGCGTTACCTCGTCGGGCGACCATTCTTCAATTCCTCCGTAGCTCAAAAGCAGAGCCCTCGCCCGATAAGCGAGAGACCGCGGCGCAATACCGCGCGGAGGGACCACTGGCTGCGTAGCTGAGATAGATTAGCGCCTCGCTGAAGACGAGGAGAGTCCGGCGCGATACCGGACGCAGCCACCATTTTCAAAAGCGCCATTGGTGTAACAGCAAGCACGGCGGTCTTCCAAACCGCGGGCGCCGGGGCAGCACCGGCATGGCGCACCATTTTTAGCTCCCGAAGTGTAAGAGTTCTGCACGCCGCTCTGCGAAGGCGGAAGCTCGAGGTGCAAGTCCTCGCGGGAGCACCATTTCAGATTCCTCCGTGGCAGAGGCCAGCAATGCACTCCTCTCGTAAAGAAGACCATGCCGGGGCAGCGCCGGCCGGAGGATCCCTTTCAAACGGAGGCCGTGATGTAACAGCCAGCATTCGATCCTGTGAAGATCGCCGAGCGGGGGCAGCACCCGTCGGCCTCCCCATTTCCAAAAGCGCGCGATGCCGAAGTCGTCGAGGCGGCGGCTTGCAAACCCGCTCTTACCCGGTGCAAGTCCGGGCGCGCGCTCCATTTCGGGGCCATCGTCCAACAGCAGGACGACGCAATGGCATTGCGTAGATCGGGGTGCGATTCCCCGTGGCTCCACCACTTCATCGGGCACGAGGAAGACAGCAATCCGCGCCGTTCGGATCGGCGAGACACTCGGGGCAGCACCGAGGTGCCCGACCATTTCCAATTCCGCCAAAGCGTTGGTAGCGACGCACGCCGCTGGTATCGGCGAGAGACCGGTGCAACTCCGGTTGGCGGATCGTTTTGCCCTGTAGCTCAACAGCAAGAGCGCCCGGCTCTGACCCGGGAGGTTGATGGCGCGAATCCATCCGGGGCAGCCACTTTTGGAAGTCAAAACGGACGAGCGCGCCGCCGCCGGTTGGAAGCCGGACGAAGCTGCAATCGCAGCTTGTGGAGCATGTCCACTGACTTCCGCTTTGGGTCGCAAGCATTGCAGCGATGCAGCGGTCTCTTAAACCGCGGAGCACGGGGCAGCACCGTGGCGACTCACCAATTCAAAGATGGAAGCTGAACCGGACAAGCGCGCCGGGACCGCCTCGAAAGCGGATCGTTCTGCTACGCAGAATGGGGAGCATGACCTCCGGCTTCCGCCACTTTATGCCGGCTTGGCAGAGCAGCCATGCACTCGTCCTGTAAACGAGATCAGACCGGGGCAGCACCGGTAGCCGGCTCTCCTTCTAGCCCTGTAGCTCAACCAGCAGAGCGCCCGACTTTGAATCGGGAGGTTGATGGTGCAAATCCATCCGGGGCAGCCACTCATCGCCGCGCACATCGCGCGGCATTCACGCGCCGGTAGATCATTAGCAGATCGCCGCACCGACATTGCGGAGGCAGGCGGGGCAGAACCGCCCCGGCGCACCATTTCAACAACGCTCCCGTAGCTCAATGTATAGAGCACCGCGCTTCGAACGCGGAGGTTGCAGGCGAAATTCCTGCCGGGAGCACCATTTCAACCACCACCAATCACACCATGCTCAACGCACAAGACTACTTCGACAAACATCTCCTCAGACTCGGAAGCGAACTGCGCGATCTGTGGCGGCGACGCCACATCCGCGTTCCGCTCGACGAACCCATTCAGCGCGGCTGGCGTCGCTTTCACGTCCTCACGGCCAAGGCGGAAAAGCGCGCCGACAAAGACGTGCTTCTCGCACTGCTCGAATTCATCGGCACCGTGAAACTCCGCAACTCACCGGACTTTCGCAAAAGGCGCGGGCGTGGCCGTCGTCGTCGCTACGTGGAAATCGAACAGCCGCTCCACGAACTCAGCGTCGGCGAGTGGAATTGGCGCCGCTTGCCGGAGGAATGGAAACCCTACTTCCGCCAAGAGAAGCGGTGCCACTTCCGCGTCTGGCACGACGCGCTCATCTTCGCCAGCCCGTATGTCTTCGAGCTAAAGGTCGAGCCGAACTGGATCACGGAAACCTACATCTGCGATCCGGCCGTCGAGCAGCGCATCGCTGAGATCGAAGGCTGGCTCCGGCATCGCAATGCGATGCACCGCCTCGATTGGCTCTGCGGCAATTCCAATCGCTGGCGCTGGCGCGATCCACAACGCCAGGATCTGCTCGACAGAATCGCGCTGCGCGAACTGCGCGAGGTGATGTGCAATCCGTCGGAGGTTGATCCGGCTACGTCCGTGCGGCGCATCCGGCTCAGCTTCCGGCGAATCATTTTCATTTTTCCCGGCGTAGCCCAACAGAAGAGGCACTCCGCTCAGAACGGAGCCAGTGCGGGTGCAAATCCTGCCGCCGGGACCACTTTCGCTCCCGTAGCCCAACGAAGAGGCAGCGGACTTAAACCCCGCTCAGTGCCGGTGCGAATCCGGCCGGGAGCACTTCATCTCAACGCCCACGTAGCCCAATAGCAGAGGCACCGACTTCAAACCTCGGACAGTGCGAGTGCAACTCTCGCCGTGGGCACCATTGGAACGTGAACCGGACAAGCGAGCCGGGGCTCTTTGCTAAAGAGATCGTCGCGCATTTCGCGTGATGGGGAGCATGCCCTCCGCGTTCCGCCATTTCAAAACACCCGTGAATGCAAAGAGCCGAGCGCCTCGCCTTTCAAGCGAGTCCTAGCCGGTGCGAGTCCGGCCACGGGTGCCATTTCACAACAACGGTCGCGTAGCCCAACTGGAAGAGGCACGGCGTCGAGAGCGCCGCCAGTGCTGGTTCGACTCCAGCCGCGACTACCATTTAGAACCCGAAGCTTTGATAGCGAAGCCGCCGCCTTTTAAGCGGCTCAGGTGGGTGCAAGTCCCAACGGGTTCACCATTTCACAACGCAGCCGACCGGCATCGCCGGATTCGGTGCTGCGCATCCAACAACCCAACATAGAAAGGAGGTTCCCATGCACGGGAATGAAGTCTTCCAGCGCGTCCGCAACGCGCTCGCTCAGGTCGAGGCCGAGCGGAACGTGCGCGTGCTTTTCGCGTGCGAGAGCGGCAGCCGGGCGTGGGGCTTTGCCTCGCGCGACAGCGACTACGACGTGCGCTTCCTCTACGTCCACCGGCGCGACTGGTATCTCTCGGTCGAGGACCGGCGCGACGTCATCGAACAGCCGATCGCCCATGATCTCGACGTGAGCGGCTGGGAGCTGCGCAAGGCGCTTCGACTGCTCCGCAAGAGCAACCCGCCGCTGCTCGAATGGCTGAAGTCGCCGGTCGTGTATCGCCACGATCCGGTCTTCGCCGCCGAGTTCGGCGCGCTCGCGACGGAGTTCTATTCGCCGCGGCGCTGCTTCGCGCACTACCTGCACATGGCCTTCGGCAACTGGCGCGACTACCTGCGTGGCCGCGAGGAAGTGAGTCTGAAGAAGTATCTCTACGTCTTCCGTCCGCTGCTTGCGTGCCGCTGGATCGAGCGCCAGCTCGGTCAGGTGCCGATGCTCTTCGCGCAACTCGTGGAGAACGTGCTCGACGAAGCCGACGTGCGCCTCGCGCTCAACGAACTCGTCGCGCGCAAGCAAGCCGGCGACGAACTGGCCGTTGCGCCGCCGGTCGAAGCGCTCTCGCGTTTCATCGAGGCCGAACTACCGAGGCTCGAAGCGCTGAACGAGCCGGACGATGCCGTCGGCGATGTGGACGAGCTGAACGGCTTCTTCCGCCGCTACGCGCTCGCAGCTTGAGGAGGAAAGCAAAGCCCCGGCGGGATTCGTCTCCGTCGGGGTGATGCTGCGATCTCAGGGTCGCGTATTTTGACGATCGAACGCGAAGCTCGATCATGAGGCAAACCGGTGCTAACGGCTCTTTTATGCCACGACCTTCATCAAACGACGACTTGCTTCGGGACGTTGCGCGACGCTCCACGGTGATTGAGTTGATGAATCTCGTTGCACATGATTTGGGGCATCGTGCGTTTCATCTTTGTGCGAGCACATCCGATCTCGCTTCACAGATCAAGAAACTAGAAGGGCTAAGCTCTAGAAGCCGATTGCTCGAAGCTGCGGAATCAATCGTTCACGATGCAGCCAGAATCTCCGAAATGCTTGCCAGCATCCGATCGCTTCAATTTGATCGGGAACCACGCGAAACGCGCTTCAAAATTCACCAAGCGGTGAAACGGATCGCACTCAACTTCGCGCCGGTTTTTGAGAGCCGCCGCATCAATTTCACAATCAACGTAGCAGCTGACTTAGAGCTAGTTGGACCGGAGGAGGTCTTTTCCCAAGTTATCGCGAATCTGATCCTCAATTCGATAGACGCCATCACAGGTAATCCACGCCAGATTGACCGCACAATTAGTGTATTCTCCAAAACCCGTCGTAGCTCGGCACGAAGCGTTGAAATAATCGTCTCGGACTCCGGTCCAGGCATCTCTCCGGAGATCAAAGAATCGGAAACAATTTTTAAGATTGGAGTGACAAGTCGCCTGGGACGAACGGGTGTCGGGCTGTCAGTCGCAAGATCTTTGGTAGAGCAATATTTTAATGGGACGCTCACGCTACTCTCTACACGCCCCGCCGCTTTTCGTCTCGACGTCCCGAGGAAGCGTGTCATCTGAAAGGTCAATGCATGAAGCAAACAAGAAGGACAATTCTCGTTGTTGATGATGACGCCTCATGCTGTCGATTCATCGTAAACAAGGTCCATGAGGAAACAATGTTGGTTTGCCTTGCGGCTGAGAGTTTGATGCAAGCCGCGTCTCTCATTGCGGACACCCGACTGCGGCTGGACGCAATACTGACCGACGTGTTTTTTGATGAGGCTGCGAGATGCCCGTCAAAGAAGCTAGTTGATGGGATTGATCTCTTGGCGTTTGCGCACTCTGCGCGCCCTGAGGCCAAGGCATACGTCATCAGCTTTTTTCCAGATGATCCGAAGATGCGCCAAAAAGCTGATCGCCGTGCCGTGTTGGTCTCGAATTGGTTTCCAAAACTCTACTATCTAGGTCGGAAGTCTGATTCTCCTTGGCGGCGCATCGAATCGGACCTTTGTGGGCGACCATCCGAAACGCAAGCGGGGGATGAATACGAATTCGATGTTTTTTTGGCACACAACAGCCTCGAAAAAGATGCAGTGGAGAGGATTGCTCGCGACTTGGAAAGATCCGGATTAAGGCCATGGTTCGACAGATGGGCGATACCGCCCGGGCGTTCTTTTCAAGACGAGATCTCCCGCGCGATTCCGAAGACGAAGGCAGCTGCAGTTTTCATCGGAAAAGATGGTGTGGGACCATGGGAGGACTTGGAGCAGAAGGCTGCGATCAGCCAGTTTGTGCGGCGAAAGATGCCGGTCATTCCCGTGCTGTTGCCATCATTCGTGAAGCGAGTGGAAATGCCATTATTCCTTCGCGAGTTTAGCGCGGTGACTTTTTCAAAGGCCTCTTCGTATGAGGAAGCACTGAGCCTGTTGATCTGGGGCATAAAAGGGACGCGAACCAAGGGAGGTCGTAACGTGAAAGGTCATTCACGGAGGAGGTAGTCGTCGATTCTCGACGATTTGCGGGGAGGTTTTTGCGACAAGAAGAACAAACACCGCTGCTCCGCAGCCGCATTGCGCCCACACGCGGCAGACCACATTTTCAAACAAACACAACCAATGAGCACCAAAGACCTCATTCGCCTCGGCGTGCCTGTCGGCGAGCCGATCAAGCTCGCGCACGAGTTCATCCAGAACTTCATCGCGCAGGGCCAGGACGGTGCGTTGCTGGAGGCCGAGATCTTCAACATCGTTGCCAATCCGCCGGCGTTTTTCGCCGATGAGCTGCGCGCGCCGCTCGCTCGCGCGATCTATCGCCCTGCTTTCACGCCGCGCGCGGAACTCGCGCCGTGGCGTCAGTGGGGCGAGGGGCTCGAAGCTGAGGCGGTGAAGCAGATGGCCAATGCGTGTGCGCTGCCGGTCGCGGTGGCGGGCGCGCTCATGCCGGATGCGCACGTCGGTTACGGCCTGCCGATCGGCGGCGTGCTCGCGACGGAGAACGCGGTGATCCCTTACGCCGTGGGCGTGGACATCGCGTGCCGCATGAAGCTGAGCGTCTATGATCGCAAGGCGAACACCCTCGCCGGTCAGCGGGATCGCCTCGCAAACCTCATTGAGAGCGAGACGCGCTTTGGCATGGGTTGCTCGTTCAAGGAACGGCGCGAACATGACGTGATGGACGAAGACTGGAGCGTTTCGCCGGTGACGAACCGACTGCGCGACAAGGCGTGGTCACAGCTCGGCACGAGCGGCTCCGGTAACCATTTCGTCGAATTCGGCGCGTTCACCGTCGGACAAAACGATCTTGGCCTTGAGCCGGGCGAATACCTCGCACTGCTCACGCACTCGGGTTCGCGCGGCACCGGCGCGCAGGTGTGCGACTACTACAGCAAGCGCGCGATGGCTCGCCACGAGCACTTGCCGAAGGAACTCAAGCACCTCGCGTGGCTCTCGCTCGACGAAGCCGACGGCCAGGAATACTGGGCCGCGATGAACTTGATGGGCCGCTACGCCGCTGCGAATCACGCGCTCATCCACCACCACATCGGGCGCAAGCTCGGCGCGCACCGAGTGCTCGACATCGAGAATCACCACAATTTCGCGTGGAAAGAAACCCACGGCGGACGCGAGGTGATCGTGCATCGCAAAGGCGCAACGCCCGCGGGCGCCGGCGTGCTCGGGATCATTCCCGGCTCGATGGCGTCGCCCGGCTACGTCGTGCGCGGCAAGGGTTCGCCCGAGTCGCTCAACAGCGCGTCGCACGGCGCAGGCCGCGTGATGAGCCGCACCAAGGCGATGCAGTCCTTCACCTGGAGCGCGACCAAGAAGCTGCTCGCCGAACGCGGCGTCGAACTGCTCTCCGCCGGCCTCGATGAAGTGCCGGGTGTCTATAAGGACATCCACGCCGTCATGGCCGCGCAGACCGATCTGGTCGAAGTCCTCGGCCAGTTCGATCCGAAGCTCGTGAAGATGTGTCCGGCCGGCGACCGCGCCGAAGACTGATCACCGCGGAGGCGGGACGCCAACTCGTCTCGCCTCCGCATTACTCTCAACATTCATTTTTCCATGAACGACATCCTCAACAAATCGACCGTGCTAGTGCTGAACCGGCACTGGCAGGCGATCCATGTGAAGACGCCCGCCGAGGCGTTCTGCATGATCGCCAGCGGCGCTGCGACCGCGCTCGACGTTCAAAGCGACGAATACATTTCGCCCGTGCGCTGGGACGACTGGCTCAAGCTGCCCGTCCGCGAGCACGACAACGCCGTGAACACCCCACGCGGTCCCGTGCGCGTGCCGACCGTCATCGTCGCCGCCAACTACGCCAAAGTCCCGATGCGCCGCCCGCGTTTCGGCGCGCGTGGGATTTGGGAGCGCGACGGTGGCGTGTGCCAATACACCGGCCGCAAACTCACGCCGAAAGAAGGCAACATCGACCATGTCGTCCCGCGCTCCCGCGGCGGCAAGACGTCGTGGGACAACTGCGTGCTCGCCCACCGCGAAGTGAACTCGCGGAAAGCCAATCGCCTGCCTCACGAAGCCGGCCTGCGCCTGCGCAAGCAACCGGTCGCCCCTCGCGTGGTGCCCGCAAGCTTGCAGATCCGCAACCACCACGGCGTCCGCGACTGGGAGCACTTTCTCGGTTAGCGACAACTGCCTTTGGGCGAAATCAACGAGATCCCGGAAGGCTTGCTGTTGGCGACGTTCAATGAGCGCTGGACCTTGCTGCCTCGCATTCAGCAGCGGGATGGTGCGCCAATTACTGAACTTCCACCAACCCGCCAGTGGTCGCGAAGTGAATCCATGATGCGCACGGCTGACGTCCGAGAGCGTTTTGTGAAGCGCGATAGGTTCCGAGTTGGCCGGAGTGCGACAGAGCACGAGCGGGCCAGTCGGTGCTCGGGCCGAGAAACGTTTTGTGGTCAATGACGACCCAGCCAGCAGCGCTCTCGATCAGGAGATCGATGGTGCCGTTCACGAGCTGGCCTTCCGCGTTGCGGAACGAAAAAGGTGCTTCGAGAAATACGCGCTTTGGGCTGAAGCGACGCGCGACTTCGGTGCGAAAACCCGAGGCCATCGCGAGCGCATCGGCCGCGTCGAGGAAATCGGCGGTGCCATGCGCTCGCAGGAGTCGCTCAGCGACGGCGCCGCGATCCCGGTCGTCCGGATGGAGGAACTCGAATGCGAGGAGCGCGTGCAACGCGTTGCCGAGGAGCTTTTCGTCGCAGCGACCACGGATGGGCAGCCTCCGCTGAAACTCGATGCATTCACCCACACTTGCGCCATCGAGCGGCGGCGCGGCGTGCGGCAATATCGCAGCCGGAAGTTTCGGTGTCCGGGCTGCGCCGGGAGGAAACCATCTTGATTGCGGTTCGGGCTGTTGAGCCGGGAACGCCTCAGGCGGAATCACGCAACGCGCGCGACTGAGAAATTCTCCAACACTTCCATCTATCACCTCGTCAGCCGTGGCGGGCAGAGTCAGCCACGCCGCAGCGTTGAGCGGCGCGAGCGCAGCGGCATTCTTTCCATGACGGAAGGGCAGCACCAACACGTCTCGCGATCGCGTGAAGGCGACGTAGAGCAACCGCAACTCCTCTTCGATCGCCGCACGCGCGGCACGTTGGCCGGCGGCGCTGTTCTCGACGTTCGCGGCCAGCGGCACCCCGTTCCATTGTTTACCAAACGGCCACGGCCAAAAGCGCAGCCGTCGAGCCGCGAGCGGAGCGCGTGGATCGACCGCACTTTCCTGCACGACGAGGACTTGGTTCCAAAGACGTGGACGCGGCTCGGTCTCGATCTCCGCGCAGATGACTACCGGCCATTCGAGACCTTTCGCGCCGTGCCACGTCACGACATGCACCGCATCGGCGCTCTCATCGGCGGCGATGCAATCCAGCGATTCTGCTTTCAGCTTGGCATACCAGAGCAGTAAGCCAGCGACCGTGGCGGGACGATGCGCCGTCCCGCAGCGCTCTTCGTATTGCACCGCGAGGCCGCGGAGCACCTCGAGATTCGCTCGCCGCTGCGCCGCGCGAGCTTCGGTCGGACCCCAGGCAGTTACCGCCCGGAAAACGCCACCGGCGCTCATCGCAGTGTCGAGCGCCTCTTGCGGGGTGAAAAGAACGAGATGCTCTCGTGCCTTCTCCAGCGCCAGCAGCGAAGGATGCGCGAGCGTGCCATCGAGCCCCCATCGCTCCGGCGCAGAGTCTTCCAGCCAGGCAAGTCGCTGCTCAAGCCATTGCTCGGCAGTCAGCTCGCCGTCGAGCGCGATGATCTCCGCAGCCGCGAGCGAATCGCCTGGATCGAGCAGTCTCCGCAGACACGCCAGCGCGAGACACGCCTCCGGTGTCGCGAGCAGACCAGGAGTTTTGCGCGTCACCGCAATGCCACGCGTTACGAGACAACCCGCGATCTCAGCCGCGACATCGTTCTTTCGGCAAAGCACGGCCACGTCCCTTGCGCGAAGTGGTCGCAGTTCGTGGCTGTGCTTGTCTTCCACGGAATAACCGCCTGCGAGCAGGCGCCGGACGCCCTCTGCCATCGCGACCGCACACTGATCGTTGTTCAGCGGCTTCGGATTTCCGTTGGCGTAATTCTGACCGCTGGAGAGCAGCCATCGCTCGATCGGCGGAGGCAGCTCGGCGCGCGCTGGCCGGCTCGGCTGCAATGTGACTTCATTCGCGGGCAGCGCCAGCGTTCGCTGGAAGGCGGGGACGAAGACCGCGTTGAAAAACTGCGCCAGCTCCGGCCGCGCGCGGTAGGTCATGTCGAGAGGCGGAGTGATACCGTCGCGGCTGCGCACCAGCGCGACGGCCGCGTTCATCAGCTCGGGGTCGCTGCCGCGAAACCCGTAAATCGCCTGCTTCACGTCGCCAACCCAAGCCGTGCGCACACGCACCAGCTCTGCCAGCCGCAGAAAGAGCGCGAGCTGGAGTGGGCTCGTGTCCTGAAACTCGTCCACGAGGAGGAGATCAAATTCGTCCGAGATCACGCCTGCGACCGCCGGGTGCGCGAGCAGCGCGAGCGTGCGCGCTTCGAGATCGGCAAAGTCGAGCCAGCCGCGCTCTTCCTTTCGGCTTTGATAAAAGACGAGAGCTTCTGCGGCGACGGTGAAGATGCCGCGGATGAACTCAGCGAGTTCGCTGCGCAACGCCGGATGCTCTTCTACATGGCGCGCAATTTCCTGCGCTGGTTTCGCCGCGGCGACGCTTGTTTTGCCGAAATCAGCCTTTGCCACACGCCACCATTGAGCCCACGCCATCCGGCCCTCGCCAAGCTCGCGCAAAGCTTGCTCGAATTCGTTCTTTGCAGTCGCGCTCTTGGCCGTCGTGTCGCCGTTGCCCTCCATCTGTCCGAGCGCCGTCCGCAATGCAGCCGCGAGTTGTTCGTCGAGCGGGCTATTCGTCGCGGGAGGCAGATGCTGGATGATCTCCGCGATACTCGGATCTGCCATCGCCGCGAGCCGTGCGGGATCGATACCATTCTCGCGCGCCGCTTTCGTCAGGTCGCCGACGCGCGCTTTCCAAAAACTTTCGCCGGTCTTGTCGTCGCGCTGGCAGAGGCGGGTGGAAAGTCGCTCCATCTCGCGCACGAGCTGCGTCGGGCAGGCCTCTTCGATCGCTGCGCTCAAGAGCACGCGCGCATCGCCTTCATCGAGCACCACGATCTCCGGCGAAATACCAGCCTCAAAGGCGAATCGCCCGAGCAGCCGCGCGCAGATGCTATGGACCGTGCCGAGCAACGATTCTTCCAGCCGCTGTGCGTCGCTCACGCGGCCGGCCGCAAACAGCCGCCGCCGCACCCGCTCCACCAGCTCTTCCGCGGCTTTGTTCGTGAATGTCGTTCCAATGATCGCCTCGGGCCGGCATTCGCCGGTGCTGATCGCATCCTCAATGATGCGCGTCAGTTCAGTGGTCTTTCCGCTACCCGCGCCGGCGGTGGTGAGTTGGATTATGTCGCTCATTGATCGTTCCTCCAACCAGTGAGCGCAGTGAAATCGTCGAACCGCTTCGCCTTTGCGTCTTTGATCCAGCGCGGGTCGGGCGGCGGTGACGCTGGTTCCTGACCGGTGCCGTCTGTCGGATCGGTGCCCTCAAGTGGCAACTCAATCCAACCGCCGTCGAGCTGTTCTCGACGCCATTGCCAAATCCGCTCGAAGTCGCGCCAGCACGCCTCCAATCCGAGTGACGCACCCTTCGGAGGGACGATCGTGGCATTTGGAAAAAGATTCCGATTCTGCGCGAGGAGCACACCCTTTCGAAATATGAAGTAGGCACCCTCCGGCCACGACCCTCCGCCTTCGGCGTTCCGGAGAAAACCGTAAGTCGCTAGCTGGAGTTGAATGTTGTCGGCGAGCTCGGCACGTTTGATTTTTTCTTGGCCGTATTTGAGGTCGATCACTGCACGGCTTCCGCGCCGCGTTTCGATTTCGAGATCGATCTCGCCGCCGAAGACTCCAGTTCCAAACCGAGCATCGGCTGGACGCACTTTCACCACCGCGCGTGCCACGTCCGCCTCGCGAAGATGCACGATCAAACGCCACACTGCGCGTCGGGCTTCCTCCAGCAATCGCTCGCCATCGGCCTGTCTGCCACGGATGCAGAAGTTGGCGCCTTCTGCCTCTAGAAGCTCCGGCCAGAAAGCGTTCAGCCACGCGTGAAACTCAGCTTCAGTTGCGCGTCGCCAGTCAATCCCGGCGTGATCTCCGAAGAGGTGCTCGGTCACGCGATGCAGGAGATTACCGCGCTGCCGCGCTTCATCGATTGCTGCCAGTGCACCCGGCCTCAGCCCGGCCTTGTATTGAAGCACCCACGCGAAAGGATCGTAGATCAGCAGGCGCGCTCCGCTGAACGATTCAGCGTCGCGTGCCGCGAGGCGACTGCCATCCGCAAGTTTCCACCATCTGCGCAGCGGCGAGAGCGGTCGTCGTGGAATAGCTGCCGCACGCGGCCATTCGCTAGCACGCACAATCTCAGCGTCGAGATCGACGATGCGCAGACCGCCTTTAATTAGGGCATCGAGCCTGTCGTGCAGCGGATGATGTGAGAGCGGTTCGTTTGCTCGCTGGCGTGGAATCACTAAAATCAGCCGTTCGCGCGCAGCGAGGACTGGTCGCAATGCAGCGAGGCTCGCCGCTTCGAGCGCCGCAGCCGGTTCGACCAGCGCAACACCGCGGGCTGCCAGCGCGCTTCGTTCGGCTCTGGTCCACGGCGAAGTGCTTGCCTGTGCCGAACCGTGAAATCCCCACCATACAAGAACCGCCGGCGTCTCAAGCACGGCAGCCGGCGAAACCGCGTGATGGACGTGACTCAACTCAGCAGTCGTGTCACCACACAACGTTCCGTCGACACCAATCTGTTCAAACAGCCGATCGACCACTGCTTGCGTCACATTCGGGAGTTCCCGCAAAACTTCACCAAGCTCAACCGCCTGCGACGCAGCGACCATGAATTGCGCCCGCTCCGCTTGGGACCCTGCGGTGCCAGTTCGGGCCGACGCCCAGCGCCCGACGCGATCACACGTCTCCGCGAGCGCGGCACCCGGCGCTCCGCCGCTCGTGTCGAAGCGCGTCACATCAATCCACTCGGCGAGATCGTTCGCCATGCGCGCAAGCTCAGCCGTTCTCAGCGCCGCATCGTCTTTGTGATCGGCTTCGATCCGTGCATGCGATTCCGCGATCGCCGTCAACCAGGCCGCGCTGCCAAGCCCCGGATACTCCGCGACCACGCGGGCAAGGGAGCGTCGCAAACGGCCGCGCATCGGGCTAACTGGATGAACAAGAAATTCCAGCAAGTGACCCGGATCGAGCGGCTGCCAGCGCAGCCGCAATGCCAGCGAGAGCAGGGCGAGAATGGGACGATGCTGCGACCGTGCGCCGAGCAGCACCAGCGGCTCATCGAGCGCTCCAAGTGCGGTTTCAAGAGGCCGCGCGTCGCCCGTTGCGAGCAGTGTCGTCTTCGTTGCGGACGCGCGTGTATCAGCAACGAGCTGTGCGACGCCGTGGGCGAGGGTGATTTCCGAATACGCCGTCAGCGCCACGAGCGTTCCGTCTCCTGCGAGCGTCAGTTTCTCGCTCGCACCTGTGGCGAGAGCTTTTTGAACGCGCCACAAATCGCTGCCTTCAGCACCCGTTGGAGTCGGGGATGCATCAAAGGTGGCGCCGAGCTTCTCGAGCACGCGCCGCAAAACGTCTGGTAGATGCGCGGGTGCATCAAGCACCGAAACCGACTCGATCTGCGGGGAACGCAAATCAAGCTCAGCGAGGATTGTCTGCAATCGGTCGCCAAGTCCGGAACTCAATTCTTCACCCGCGAGCCGTTCCACTTCGGCAAGCTCACGCAATCGGTCTGAGGCATCTGGCGCCGCTTCCCCGCTCCAACCCGCAAGGCGCAACTCGTCCCGCCACAGCAGCAGTGTCTCTGCCGTCGCGAACGAATCGCACTCCAGTGACCGCGAAAAGAACCGCCGTCCGTTCTCCGCTGCGCTCACCAACGCCTTTCGATACTGCACCACTCGCCTAGCCTCCGATGCCGCTGCGGCTCCGAGCCCGAGTCGTAAGTCCAGCAGAGCCGTCAATCCTGCCGGTCCGCACGTGACTTCATCAAAAACTGGGTCTGTGCTCAATCGCCGAGCGCCATCGAGAGCCGTGCCAAAAATGATCTTCATTCTCGCGTTTTATCGTAAGAGTTAATGTGCGCGGAAGTTGGCATCGAGGGTTAGTGCGACATGGAACAAAGGAAAGAGATCGTCGTGAAAAGTCCGCCAATAATGCCTCTACGGTGCCGGCAAGGAATCAATATCTCGTCTAGGCACCCGCCGCGGATACTCGAAAAACCGTCGCACGTTGACAGGTTGCCGACCACATGGCGTCCACGCCCGACTATTCCATTGGCTTCACCCGCGCGGAGGTGGAGGAAATCCTCGCTGCCCAAAAGGCGGAGCTAAAGCGCACGCTTGCGGCGTGGTCGGAATCTGGATCGAGCATCACGAAGCGTCGCGTTGACGAAATCCACGCAATCATCGCGGCGTGTCAGACGGCGTTGCGGAAGCTCGCGCCGGAAATCTACGGACGCGCCGTTCGTGTCGGCACGAGCGTCGTCATCGGTCATCTGCCCAAATGAATCCGCTGCGCTCGATCATCACTCGGATTCTACCGAAGGCGTGGTTCAGCCCCTACGAGGCCGCTAATCAATCGCCCCGGCGCGGGCGTGTGCCGGGTGCGGCACCGCGCGACGCCAAGCTCGATCTGCTGCCGGGCACGCGTCGCGAATTGGTGCGGCGCTCGCGCTACCTGCACAAGAACTCCGGCTTCGTGCGCGAGCTGGTCGGAAGCATGGCGATCTACGCCACGGGGGACGGCATCAAACCGCAGGCGCTTTCGCCCAGCCCGGAATGGAACAAGGCCGCCGAGGAATACTTCGCGCGTTGGGCGGCGCGCTGCGAGGTCACCAACCGCTTCTGCTTCGCGGAGTGCCAGGCGCTCGTGTGCCGTGGCATGGACGTGGACGGTGAGTATTTCGTCCACAAGACGCGCAACGCGGATGCCCTCCCGCGACTTCAACTCATCGAGTCGCACCGCATCAACGACTGCGACCGCAATGACACCGACGACGGCATCGGCTTCGACGCCTACGGCGCGCCCGGCTTTTACCGCGTGCAGCTCGACGACGGAAGATTTCGCGACCTCGCAGCCGGGCTCATGCTCCACGTCTTCGAGCCGGAAAGCGCGAGCGCAGTGAGGAACGCGCCGACCTTGCAGCACTCGATCAACCACCTCCTCGACGAGATGGAACTGATCGCCCTGGAGAAGCACGCGGTAAAGGACAACTGCGACGTGTCGCGCGTGCTCAAGACCGAGCGCGGTGAGCTGGATGAAGACGGAGATTTCTCCATCGGCAAACCCGGCACCGCCGGAGCCGAAGCAAGCGAACCCGGCGCGCTGCAAAAGATCATCGGCGGCAAGCTCGTATCGCTGAAGCCCGGTGAGTCTCTGGACAGCTTTCAGCCCAATCGTCCCAGCCCGACGTTCACCGGCTTTCTCGAACATCTGCGGCGCGACTCGGCACTCGGTCACATCCCATTCGAGTTCGCGGCGGATTCCAGCAAGATCGGCGGTGCGGGTGTGCGGCTCGTCGTCGCCAAGGCGGATCGTCGCTTCTCGTATCGGCAGCTCATCCTCATCGAGCGGTTCATCAAACCCGTTTGGCTTTTCGTGATCGGCGACGCCATCGCGGCAAAGCGGCTGCCGGAGCAGGACGGCTGGACGCGCGTCGCATTCACCACGCCGCGCCGCATCACCGTCGATGCCGGGCGTGAGGCGCAGCAGAACCGCTCCGATGTGGAGATGGGACTCAAGACGCTGAGCGAACATTTTGCCGAGCAGGGCATGGACTTCGCCGAGGAAATGGAGATCCGCGCACAAAACGCTCGTGCGTTGCTCGACCTCGCGGAGAAGTTCGGTGTGCCGATTGATATGCTCTGGAAGCCGAGTGGCGGCATCGCGGCGACGCCCGCGGTCGGCGAGCCGGAAGACCCGCCGACGCTGACCGGCCTTCGACAGCCGGGATAGCGGGTTCGTTGCGCAACGAGCGCGCGTCTTTGACATCGGCGGCGTGGCATGACGCCAATGCTCCACGCTCTCCACTTTCAACCGTGGCTCATCACGCCGGAGACGCACGCCGCGATGCTCCGTGCATCGAGCCGCGTTGAGTTGTTCTCGCAAGATTCGCCGCAGCCGCCGGAGCCGGATTTGCTCACCGTCGAGGGCGGCGTAGGCATCGTGACCGTCCACGGCGCGCTGATGAAGCGGCCGGATTTCTTCGCGCGGCTGCTGCTCGGCGCGACGGACATGGAGGACGTGGCCGCGGCGCTTGAAGCGGCGCGCGACCGCGCGGACGTGCAGGCTGTGTTTCTCGATGTGGATTCACCTGGCGGCAGCGTGAACGGCACGCCGGAGCTGGCTGCGCTCGTCGCCGAAGTGTCGAAGGCGAAATACACCTACGCTTTTACCGACGGGCAGATGTGCAGCGCGGCCTACTGGATCGCGTCGCAGGCGGACGCGATCTTCGCCACGCCGAGCGCGCGAGTCGGCTCCATCGGCGTGCTGATGCCGATGCTCGATGAGACGAAGGCGTTCGAGCAGGCGGGTCTGAAGGTCGAACTTTTCGCCGCAGGCAAATACAAGAGCATCGGCGTCGCCGGCACTTCGCTCACCGATGAGCAGCGGACGTGGCTCCAGGCGCAGTTGGACGAGACGTATGCCGATTTCAAAGCGGCGGTGCTCGCGCGCGGTCGCCGCATCACGCCGGACGTGATGGAAGGCCAGTGCTTCTCCGGGCGCAAGGCGTCCTACAACTCGCTCACGTCGGGCGTGGTGCTCAGCCGTGCGGAGGCGCTGATGAAGCTGCGCGAGCGGCACGTCGAGGACTGACGCGGTTGACACAACGCGAAGCACGAAATGAAAACCATCGACGAACAACTCGAAGAAGCCCTCGCGCGGATCACGCAGCTCGAGAGCGACGCTACCGCCAGCGCTTCCCTGCTTACGGAATCCGGTCATCAGCACGAACGCTTCCGCCAGGAGATCGCCACGCTGAGCAAGGAAAAAGACGCCCTCGCGGCTTCCACGGCCGCTGAGCAAATCACTGCGCTGAATTCCGAAAAGGAAACGCTCACGCTTGCCAACGGTGAGCTGACCGACCAGCGCGACCAGCTTTCCCGCGCCCTCGCCACCGCGAAGCAGTCGCTCACTTCCGCCGCAACCGCCGCCGAGGAACTCACCAAGGCGAAGGAGCAGATCACCGCGCTCGCCACGGAAGTCGAAACGCTCAAGGCGAACGCGAAGTCCGCCGAGCGCATCGCGGCTGAACGCTACGGCGCGGCCAGCCCGCAGCCGCTCCCGGTCACTCCGCGCGGCGACGCCGAGGCCGCGACGCTCATCGAGAAGTTCAAAGCCATCACCGACCCCGCCGAGCAGACCGCCTTTTGGCGCAGCCTCTCCGCCGAGAAACGCGCCCTCATCCTCAACGCCAAGTAACCAACCACTCCAATGCCCAACACACTCACCAACGTCAAAGACATCAAAGTCGCGCAGAACGCGCTCCAGCCTTTCATGGCGGCGCTGCTGCCGATGCGTGCCTTTTCCACCAACTTCTCGCCGGAGGCAGCCGACAAGCTCGACACCGTGCGCGTGCCGGTCGTCGGCGCACCGTCGCCTGCGAGTGACTTCGCGGGCAGCTACACCACGGCCGCCGACGGCACGATCGACGTCGTGCCGGTGCAGCTCAACCGGCACAAGTTCAAGACCGTCCACGTCACTGCGCGCGAGGCCGCCGAGACCGCACTCAATGTGCTCGAAACGCTCGTCTCCAGCGCGGTCAAGCAGCTCGCGCAGGATGTTCTCCAGGACATCTTCTCCGCGATCACTGCCGACCCCTTCGGTGCCCCGGCCATCCCCGCGCTCGCCGCGAGTGCTTTCGACTACAAGAAAGTCCTCGGCGTCCGCGAAGCGTGCGCGGTGGCGAAGATGCCGGTGAGCGACCGCGCGCTCGTGCTCGACGGCGCGTATTTCACGAACCTGCTCGGCGACGACATTGTGGCGAAGAGCTTCATGACGCCCATCGCGCAACCGGGCGTCGTCGAGGGACTGATTCGCCGGCTCGCGGGATTCGATGTCTTCGAGACTTCGATCCTGCCTGAGAACGGCGAGAAGCTCGTCGGTTTCGCTGGTCACCCGAGCTGCCTCGCGGTGGCAATGCGCTACCTCATGCCCGTTGCCGACTACGACGAAGCCGGCGCCGTCACCGACCCCGACACGGGCCTGACGTTCGGCTACCTGCGCTACACCGAGACGAGCAGCAACCGCATCTTCGTCACGGTCGAGTGCCTCTACGGCTTCAAGGTCGCCATCGCTGCCGGCCTCAAGCGCATCGTGAAGCCGTAA